CTAGTATTTCGCCTACACTAGCAACTGGTGGTAAGGCAATTATTACAAGTACTCCAAACAGTGACGAAGATCAATTCTCACAAATTTGGAAAGAAGCCAACAAACGTGTTGACGAATATGGTAACACTACCTTGTTAGGTAAAAACGGTTTTTATCCATACATGGCAATCTGGAGTCAACATCCGGATCGTGACGAGAAGTGGAAACAGGAAGAAATGTCACGTGTGGGTGTTGAACGATTTGAACGAGAACACGAATGTAAATTCTTAATATTTGACGAAACATTGATCAACAGCATGACGCTATTTGATATGGAAGGTATTGAACCAATTATAAAAATGGGTCAAGTACGCTGGTATAAAAAAATCAACCCTGCTAGTACCTATATTGTTGCTCTGGATCCTAGCTTAGGAACAGGTGGAGACCCAGCCGCATTACAGATATTAGAGTTACCTAAACTAGAACAAGTAGGAGAATGGCACCATAATCTTACACCCGTACAAGGTCAGGCCAGAGTTTTGCGAGACATTTGTAAGTACATCGACGACGAATGTACAGCAAAAGGAAGTGCTTCAAGCATTTACTATAGTGTTGAAAACAACACTATTGGCGAAGCCGCACTAGTAGCTATTGCTGAACTTGACGAAGCTAGTATTCCGGGATTATTCTTGAGCGAGCCTGTAAAACGTGGACATGTACGCAGATTCCGCAAGGGATTTAACACCACCAATAACAGTAAAATCGCGGCTTGTGCCAAATTGAAGCAGTTAATTGAAAACAAAAAATTAACATTAAACAGCAAGAGTTTGATCAGTGAGCTAAAAACTTTTGTAGCAAAGGGTGTTAGTTTTGAAGGAAAAGTAGGCAGTCACGATGACCTAGTAAGTAGTTTATTACTAGTAATTCGCATGGTAAGTATGCTACAAGACTGGGATCCAGCAATATACGATAAAATGCGCGAAGAAAATCACGAAGATATAGTTATGCCCATGCCCATATACATCAGCAGTTTCAACTAAATAACAATTATGAGCCCAATACAAATTATTAGCCAAGACGTTTTTGACAAAGTACGTAGCCGTTTCCAAAATTTGGAAATGGGTGACGAAACAGGAGCGGTCACAATTGATCCATCCGAAGCACGTTTCTTTGATTTTGATTTTGTTAATGAAGGCACAAATTTAGGTCGTGTTAGCATCAGCCTAAACGATACAGGCAGTTTAAAAGTATATTACAGCCAAGGAATCACAGAAAACCAAGATGACATGGCCAAAAAAATGTGGTACAATTTCTTAAGAGAAATGCGTTTGTTTGCTATGCGTAGACTATTGAGATTTGACACAAGAGATATTGCCAAAGACAATCTCGACAAAAATGATTTTCAATATTTGGCCACTAAAAGTTCAAAGGAACAAGCAATGAGTATGAATGAATCCAGATGGAGCCCTAAGAGCACCAAAAAAACCAGCCGCGCAGTAGCCGGCCGAACAGAAGTTATTGTAAGACATAACGAAGCAGTTGATGAACTATATGCAGGCGCTCGTAGTCAGCCTAAAAAGATCAAAGCAATCTTTATTCAAAACCAAGATGGCGAACGATTCAAATATCCGTTCATTCATCCAGCCGGCGCATTTGCTATGGCACAACACGTGGATCACGGTGGCGTTCCACACGATCCAGCCGGAAAAGCAATCATGAACATGAGTGAGCAAATTGCTCAATTGCAAGAATTTGGTCGTCATGTACGTTCTGCAACATTACATGATGATGCAACTGGTATTGTACAAAGAACAAATGAACGACTACAAGAACTCAAATCTCAAGTTGCCGCTCTAAGCAAGCGTCATCATTATGAAAGTTGGATGGAAACATTTACAGGCACTGACGCCAATGACACTGTGCTAGATGATGTTACCATGGAACAATACAAACAGAAATTTACTGAGACAAATTTCAAAGAAGAAATTTCAAAATTCTTTCCTTTAATACATAGCATCATGAGTGAAACAAACACTATTGATTTAGAAAGTTATGTTAAAGAAGCTAGCGACGAAAAGTGTACATGTGACAACACCGGTGAAGAAAGTTGTGCAGTACACGGAATGAAAGAAGATCAAGTACAAGAATTTATTGCACCACTAATAGCCGCTGGCGCACGTGGACTAATGGCACTTGGACCAGTGTTAGCTCGTACTATTGCGGCAGGACGTGCGGCCGCCCCGGCAGTAGGACAAGCAGTAGGTAGCGCCGCAAAAACGGCTGCAACAGGAGTTGGCAATGTAGCTAAAGCTACAGCACCGGTAGCAGGTCAAGTTGCTAAAGGTGCCGCAGACGTGGCGGCAAAAAATGCAGTACCTATTGCAGGCGGTATGGCAATATGGGATGCATACGACACAGTTAAGAAATCAATCTTTGGTGGCGACGAAAACAAAGCAGGCGAGGTATTCCACGATCCCGAATCACTAATGGCAAAAATAAAAGAACTTGCCGGCGGTGCAATTTCTAATGCAGGATCAATGTTACCAACATTGGTAGACATGGCCATCAAGTATGCTTTACCGATTGGTATTATTATAGCTGTCATCTACGGCGGTAAGAAATTAATTGACAGCTTGTTCTCTAGTACTCAAAAGTCACCTGCAGAAAGCATTGATTATTTTGTAGAATGGGCAGAAGCTGTTGAGCAAAACAAGTTAACCAGCTACCAAGTTCGAGGATTAAAACAAGCAATTTCACAATTACAACCAGGCGAACTAAATTTAGAAAATAACGGCAAAAACGCCTACGATTTCTTTGGACATTTTGGAATTGAAGATCGCGATTTAGAACAAAAACTAAAAGACATGGCAGGCATTGATGCTAGTACAGATCCAATGCAGGTATTCCAAGCATGGGCTAAAGACAGTTACCCAGAATTATTACCAGCATTAGGTATTAGCGATACAGCGGCTCCAGAAGAACCACAAGCACAGGAACCAGCACCTGCGCCAGAAGAAGAACCTGTAGCAGAAGAGCCAAAGAAAGTTGATGTTCCAGCGTATATGCGTAAACAGAAATCAGATCAAGGCGACGATAGCTGGAGAACAACGCACAAAGATTTAGAAAAAGACGATGAGCGTAATCTAAGTAGTCGAGCAGGATTAGCAAAACGCAAGGCAGAGTTAGGCATGGATGAAGGCAACGATCCAAAAGATATGATCCGCGAAATCGCTGAAATGGTAAAACAATTTTACAACGCCGACAACGAGAGCGTTGGTCCATTCCACAGCAATGAAGGCATAGCCATCGATATTAAAAAACAAATCGCAGAAAAATACGGCGAGGAAGCGGGCGAGCAGGCAGAAGCAATTTCTAAGAAGTTTATGGAAAAACTTACCCAACAATGGCAAGAGCGCCATGGCGCAATTCCAGGACCTGCGCCAGAAGGTGACGGGCTATCTATTAACAGGCTCAAAGAATTAGTAGGCAACATTAAACAAAAAGTCGAAACTTATTCAAAACCAGTAAACGAAATAGGCGCAGAAACAACTAACATTATGCCAGCAGAAGAAAAAGACAATTGGCATCCTTCCAAACACGTTACTGATCCACAAAAGAAAAAGGAACTTGCTCCGCATGATAAAGATGTAGAACGCGGTAGTTATAAAGACCGTGCCGATTATCTAGATAAAGGCGGTGTTCCTAGATCAAAAAGCATCGAAATGGAAAGTATGTTGAAGTTGGCAGGTTTGGCAAAATAAATCAAAATAAACACATATAATACTTGACGTGATAAATAAAACTGTGTATAGTTAACGCTATGCACAGTTTTTCTTTTAGTCAGTAGGCTTTAAGAAATGGCATAACAAAGGCACATTATTAAGGAGATTATTATGGCAACTTTGGCAGAAATCCGCGCTAAACTTCAAAACAGCGCACAATCAAATTCCACCAACTTCGGTGGAGACAACGCAATTTACCCCCATTGGAATATCGCAGAAGGTACTAACGCAACAGTACGTTTCCTTCCTGACGGTGATCCAAATAACACTTTTTTCTGGATTGAAAGAGCAATGATCAAATTGCCTTTTGCCGGTGTCAAAGGTGAAACTAACTCTAAGCCTGTGACTGTGCAAGTTCCTTGCATGGAAATGTGGGGTGAAACTTGTCCAATTCTTACCGAGGTACGCCCTTGGTTCAAAGACAAGAGTTTGGAAGATATGGGTCGTAGATACTGGAAGAAAAAGTCTTACCTTTTCCAAGGGTTTGTTACTGACAGCAAGTATCAAGAAGACAAAACTCCAGAAAATCCAATTCGTAGATTTATCATTGGAAGTCAGATTTTTAACATTGTTAAGAATGCCTTGATGGATAGTGAAATTGAAGAATTGCCAACAGACTACGTTCGTGGTTTGGATTTTAAAATCACCAAAACTTCAAAAGGTGGTTATGCTGACTACAGTACTTCTAATTGGGGACGTCGTGAACGTGCTCTAAGCGCAGAAGAAAACGCCGCAATTGAACAATTTGGTTTGTTCAAACTAAGCGACTTCTTGCCCAAGAAGCCAACTGATGTTGAACTCAAAGTTATCAAGGAAATGTTTGAAGCGTCAGTAGACGGCGAAGCATTTGATATGGAACGTTGGGGTCAATACTACAAGCCAGCAGGCATGGGCGGTAGTGGTCAAAGTACAGGTAGTGCTCCACGCACAACCGCAGTTCCAGCACCAAAAGCATCTGCACCAGCGGCAGATGAAGAAGATGCACCGTTCGAAGCTGATGTACCAGCCAAGGCCGAAGTCAAGGAAGAATCAGCAAATGGTGATGCAGGCAATCGCGCCGCAGATATCATTGCTATGATCCGTAAACGTCAACAACAATAAACCAGGAGATAGACTATGGGAAAAGCCTTCGATATTTCGAAGTTCCGTAAGTCTATCACCAAGTCTATTGATGGGCTTGGTATAGGCTTCAACGATCCAACTGACTGGATCGGCACAGGTAATTATGCCCTAAACTATCTTATCAGCGGGGACTTCTTTAAAGGAGTACCTCTTGGTAAAGTTACGGTGTTTGCTGGTGAAAGTGGTGCAGGAAAGAGTTATATTTGCTCAGGCAATATTATTCGTCATGCACAAGAGCAAGGCATTTATGTTATCTTGATTGATAGTGAAAATGCACTTGACGAGAAATGGTTACTAGATTTAGGTGTAGATACTAGCGATGATAAGTTGTTGAAACTTAACATGGCCATGATCGATGACGTAGCTAAAACTATTTCTGAATTCATGAAAGAATACAAAACAATGCCCGAGGAAGAACGTCCTAAGGTGTTATTTGTAATCGATTCATTGGGCATGTTACTAACTCCGACTGATGTAAATCAGTTCGAAGCAGGCGAGATGAAAGGTGACATGGGCCGTAAGCCTAAAGCACTTACAAGTCTTGTTCGTAACTGTGTAAATATGTTTGGTTCTTGGAATGTGGGCATGGTTTGTACAAATCATACATACGCAAGTCAAGATATGTTTGATCCAGATGACAAGATTTCAGGTGGACAAGGATTTGTCTACGCAAGTTCTATCGTAGTTGCTATGAAAAAACTTAAACTGAAAACTGATGCCGATGGTAACAAGGTCACAGACGTATTAGGTATTCGTTCTAAATGTAAAATCATGAAGACACGTTATGCTAAACCGTTTGAAGAAGTTTCTGTTGAAATTCCTTATTCAACTGGTATGGCTCCTACATCGGGTCTGGTTGACATGTTCGAGAAGATGGGTGTATTATCTAAAGTAGGTAACAAGTTGGCATATACCAGCAAAACTACTGGAGAAATTATTGCGGAATTCCGCAAACATTGGACAGAAGATAAACTTCGAATGATTATGGACGAATGGGATAATAGTACCGCTGTAGCATTAACTACTACAGCATCCGACGATACAGAGGAAGAGTAATGGAAGAAAGTTTAATTATTGAAACATGGGATGTCTTTAAGGAATATATTCCCGAAAAGAATCGTGACACGGC